CCATGTGGAGTGCCTACACCGTGCATTGTACTTCTATCTGTTTTTTGATACATACCTAATCTTAATTGAATGTTACATTATTCAGTATCGGAACGGCACCCAACTCAAACTGATAACTTGAAACTGAATTTCCATCAACGTTCATCACAAAATTTGTAAAGAAATTTGAACTCTCCAATACATCCGTTGCCACACTTTGTAATCTCGCTTCATATAAAATATCATTTTTTGAACGTGGCAAATCCGCACCAGCAATATAAGGTCTAATATCACTTAAATAGGCTCTCATATTTTGCGTAATTGCATCTTTAATAGATTGAATATCGTTTGACAAACCCGTAATCGTAATATCCACCGGAACTAAGTCTATCGATAACATTTCCAAAGTCGCTTGTATTGGTTTACGACCTCTTTCGTTTAATGGTTTGCTTTCGTCCGGGTCAAACTCAATAACATCCTCCACATCGTTTAAAAGTGAATTTGAAGTTACTTTTGGATTTCCATCGACATCTAATTCCGTGCCCTCGACATAAATTTGAACAATACCAGCATCACCATTTTTAACGTATGGGTAAACTTTTCTGACCCCTTGTGCATCTGAAGCCCAAAGCCTATAATCAGTCTTACTTCCTCCTTGTGGCTCCAATTGAATAGCATCTAAAATAGCTTGTCGATAAACCTCGATATCTTCACCGGCTAATGGTTCTTCTAAAATTGTCGATACCGATACAGTTTGATTAACTCCTAAAACCGGCTCAGTTATTGTTAAATTATCATTGACATCCAAAGCAAATTCAACTCCAGAACCAAGTGAACGAACCTCGATAATATCGTCTGTACCAGTCAAAGTATATTCCGCATCCAAAACATACAGTTGCCCCGGACTTTTAGCATCTTCATTGGACAAAAAAGTTAAACCAGAACGCAAAATAGAACCGGCTACACCCGTAACACTAAACTCAAAAACTCCCACCGTTGCCGGTCTTGGATTTCTATTTAAATAAATACGTCCTATTCTTTCAAGTGTACCCCCGTTTTGCTCCAAGTCAGCAGTATCGGGAAAAATATTATTTTGAACGTCTGACAAAAATAAATAAAGTAGTTTCGTTTTTGCAGAAATAACAGCCGTAAAAGCATCTAAAGTCTTTTTTAATGAATCGGAATAAATGTTTAATTTACTCTTAAAATCATTCGATAAAGCCGTTTGTAATTCGCTTAAAGTTGGTATAGGTCTCATATTATTCTCTCAATTATTAATTCGTTTTTTGCATTATCATACACTAATTGCAGTACTTTATCCTCTTGGTTGCCTTTTCGATTAAACTTTACAATTATACGGATTTTATTCACTCCAAAAAACTCGACATCAACACTCGAATCCAATAAATCACTCAAATATTGTAAATCTTGTTCAACTGCTGAAATAACCGTTAATCTACCCACACTATTCAAAGCTACATTTCTTAAAACTCGTTCCGTATTTGAGTTAAATTGTTTGCTTTGAACTTCACCAAAAAATAAAGAGTTACCCCACCAATCAAATCGTTCTTCTGTAAATAAAAAGTCAGTACGTGTATTTTGCTCCACGTTGCCACCAAATAAAGCCAAATACACTTGTTGGTACAATGTTTCGGTTAACTCTAAATCACCACTTAAAACAGCCATTTCGCCACCGTCTCCACTTTCAAATAATAAAACATCTTTTGTATTCATATCCTAAAATTTAAAACGCCCCTTGCGTTGAACTTACATTTACCGGAATAAAGCCATTTACATTATTTTCAAAAGATTGCATAAAACCACCTTTATCTCGTAAATTAATGTCTAATGATCCATTCATAGTATTTTGTTTAGACATCGACTCTTGTTTTGGAGTGACAACCTGAACTTCACTATTTTCAGTTAAGTTCATATTGGTTCGTATTTTTTTCAAACTTTCCAAACCAGAATCCGCAAATTTACCTACTCCGGGAATCTTTGAAATTAATTCTAAAATTTGTTGCAATGGATAAAGAATAACATCCAATAAAACTAAACCTAATCTTTTAAAACCTCCGATAATTCCATCCGTTTCAAAAGCTGCCTTAATTGAATCCCAATGTTTACGCAAAGTCATGATTAAATTTATTATCCATCCTAACGGGCCTAAAATCATAAGCATTGAAGCACCCCACTCTTCCCAGTAGTAAATAGCAGAAACAACCAAAGCAATTAAAGCAACAATTGCAGCAATTATTAACCCTATTGGATTTGCTAACATTGCAGCATTTAAAAGCCATTGAGCAGTAGTGTAAGCCTTTGTTGCCGTTGTTGCTATCCAACTTGCAGCAGAATAAACACCCAAAGCAACTGTATTACCCTTCATAGCTAATGACATTGCACCAGTAGCAGCAGCATTAATTCCCATTGCAACGCTTTGAGCAAAAGTAACAGCCGTTACAACTAACATGATAGCTTTCATAGTCACATAAGCACCAATTAAACCCAAACCAACTGCTAAAACTACATCCATATTGTCAGCTAAAACAACCATTACATCTTTAGTAATATCGAGTATTTTATTTGACTTGTCATTTGTTGTAATTAAAGTTGTAAATGCGTTTTTCATCTCAGTAATTCGATTTGAAAACGTTGCACTTTTTATAGCCGCTTGTTCCTGAGTAGCATTTGTACCAGTAACCGCTTTTGTAAACTGATCATAAACATCGATATTGTTAAGTATGATTTTACCAGCAGTAATATTTTCAGCACCAAACAATTTAGTTAAGTAAGCATCTTTCTCTTTTGCCGTTCTTAACTTATTCATTTTTTGTGTAGCATCTAACAAAGCATCGTTAATCTGAAATTGTCCAGATTTATAACCTAAACCAGCTTTTTGGAGTTGAAGCGTTACACCTCGTAATTTGGTTCCAGCCTCCGCACCAAATAAACTAAATTTACCCAACGTCTGAATTAAAGCCTGACTTTGTTCAAGTGTGATATTTGCCCCCTTAGCAACCGAACCGAAATTTTTATACGCTTCACTCGATTGTGAAATTGAAGCCGCTCCGGCCGCTTGTCCAGCAGCCAAAACATTTGATACACGTGCCGCATCTTTTGCCTCTAAATTGAATTGGTTCATAATGCCAACTAAATTTTCAGTTTCATCAAATCCGCTGGCTTTGCTAAGTAAAATAGCCTCTTTTGATACCGTTGCCAGTCCGTTTGCTGTCTTTGCTAAATCCGCATTTAAAGCCGCTATTTTTTCAAATGATTGAGCAACGTCAACACTACTTTTTTTGGTGTCCTTTGCCACTAATCCAACTTGCATACGGTACTTTTCAAAATCTTTATCTGACAAATCACTGACAATCGTCCTAAAAGAAGCTATCGCATCATCATAATTTTTTATGTCCTGAATCGCACTCGAAAATATTGCCCCAACGCTTAAACCTAAAAGCAATTGAGACAATCCAGATAATCTACTAAATGCACCGTCAATTTTACTATTTACCCTTTGAACTGCACTTGCAGTCGATTTCGTAAAATTAGAAACCCCAGCAGTCATTTGTTTGACTACTGAGGTAAATTTATCGACTGCTGTAAATTCTGTTGGTATTCGCATTGTTGCAGCCATATCCTATTTTTTATTTAATTTTTTGTCAATTTTTATTACTTCATCGTACCAGTATTTTAACCCTAAAAAATCAAAGTCATCGCAGTACATTTCAGATATTGTTTGTGGTGTCCATTCAAAGTACAAAACAACCGTTTTAATAACGGGGTCATCGTCTCCTAACGTCCACCGTTCATAAAAAGCGTTGAAATCTCTGAAATCACATCGTAATCAATTGGTTCAAACAAATCCAACTCTTTTGTTGTACTTCCAATAATATACGCAATAATTCTCAATGAATAATTTGCAACGTCCTTTTGTAAATCAATTCCCTTTGCTAAATCCGCTTTCGTTGTCGGTTTAATTCTGGTTTTAAATTCTACTTTATCCCGTGAAACTTCACCTTTGTCGTTTTTAATTGGATGCACCAAAGTATAAATTGGTTTTTTGTCCTCAAAAACTAAATTTCCAGAAACAACCGCTTCAACTATCGCTTCGTGTTTCTCTTTTACATCATCAATTTGAATAGGTTTTTTTGAATAATAGTTGATAAAATCTAATACTTCATTAACCGCAATTTCTTCACTAATAACTTGTTTTTTCATTGTCTTTATGGTTTTATTGTTTAAAATTAAATTGTCTCTAATTCACCGCCTCCACTAACTTTTAAAGTCATAGTTCCAGCGTTTGAATCCGATTGTAAATCACCCACCGGACGACCTTTTCCTTTTCTAATGTTACCATTCAAAAATGAAAATGTCCACGTTCCTAAATCAGGATGCCCAGCTAATCGCTTAATATCTCTTTCAGTTGAACCACTGGCATCAATTGCAACAGAACCCTCAATCGCCCAACGAACTCGATTTAATTGCGACATCATTTGTCCGTTTGAAGTCACTTGATTTGCATCATCATTGGCACGAATACCACCGGAATCAATTGTAAAACTTTCGTTTGATTTAGGAAAAAATCTAAACTCTCCTAATGTATGTTGACAAACTATTTCATCAACATCACCAAATGTGAAATTACTCATATCTCTTTATTTTTTAAATTAAAATCCGGCTTCTACGGTTGTGCTCTCAATTCTCGCAACTCCCGTTCTTTTATATCTGAAAAACGTTTCAAATCTATTCGGGTTTATTGTTGAAATCTGAACCAACAAACTCGATTTTGAAAATGCCGGGTCATTGATCAATGCTTTTTCAGCTAAATCATCAAACAAATCAAAAACAACCGCTTTCCATTCTTTTGGTTTAATAACTCCAGAAACATCCACATTTTGATTGTCAGCAACTAATGTTTTATCTCTTAATCGAACCGCTTCCAATGTACGATAAGAGTCGCAAACATTCCAATCTAAGTTCACATTACGACAATAGTTGTACTGTAATGGACTTTCACCGGCCGGATGGTACGTTGTTACCAAATCCTGAATTTTATACGCTCCATTCTCCAATATAACAGTAGAACATCCTTTTTTAATTAAAAAGTCTCTATTGTTATAATCTGACATATCTCCAATGTTTCCATCCGTTGGAACCGGCATATCTGGATAAGACATATTATTTACATCTAAATGCGGTGTGTCTTGCATTTTACGAGAAAACAACGCCACAACGTTTGCAGCAGCCTCACAATTGAAACCTCCAGACAAAGGAGCCGGACAAAGTACATTTGTAACTTGTTCACGTCTGGCACTTGCATCAGTAATAGCAACTAAATCATCTTTATCGTTTAATGTAGAACCAAAATAAGCCATAAACGGTTTAAATACTAAACCAGCATAACGCCCAGTTTGAGCCTCTTGTGTGCCGTTAAAGGTTTCCAATGCACTAAATTGAGCAGAACCATACGGATTTAAAACAATCGTGTACCACGTGTCTCCAAATTGAGCCAAAGAATCCGCCAAACTTACTGCACCAGTTCCATCATTTGAATCAGTTTCAGAATAAGACATTCCAGCAGCATTATCACCAAAATCAATCGAAATTGATAATTGAGCAGAAGTTGCTCCAGACCATTTTGAAGTAATTGTAACAACTCCAGCGGTATTATTTGCACTACATGGAGCGGATAACACACCATTAATAGCATCTTTTATTTTTCCAGCCACAACAGTAGCGGTATCTCCAACAACTACATTGAAATCGTAAAATTGAAAATCTAAACCGTCACGACCATTTACAATTACTTTATGCGTTGCGTTTGCCGTTGCCGTTCCAGTTACCGTCCATTCTCTTTCCGTTTCCGTTGCACTTTCACTTGAAATTTGTGGAAATACAACCGTTGGAATACCTCCAACTCCATCACCAGACAAAGGACGTAAAATACGCATCATTTGGTGAATTGGTGAACCATAACCGTACAATTGTGCAGCTTCCTTAGCACTTGTAACCTCTTTTTTTGTGGTGGTTAATCCACTTTGATTAGCAGTATTAGCCTCTCCAAAAATCGCAATAATTTGAGGTAAATTTGGGGTTTCATTTGTAAAAAACCCTTTATTTATTTCGTACCCCGAAACTCTCGACAATCTCTCTAAGCCTACTGCAGTTGATATTGTACTCATTTTTTTAATTATTAAAAGTTAGTTTATAACCCTTGTTTGTTGAATCTAATTTGATATTAGTGTCGTTGCCTAATAACGCAATACCTTCCCATGCTAATTGATTTTCGTTTAACCTTGCCGTAAAAACTATTCTGGACATTGATACAAAATTCGCTTCTTGGTTTCCAAAGTTATCCAAAAACTGAATTGAATCCACCATTGTACCACCAATAAAACCAGCTTGAAACCCCAAAGTTTTGTATTTTGTTGAACTCAAAATGTAGCGAACTAAACCCGTTATTTGGTTTAAAACAATACGAGTATTTTCACTTCCAGTAGTACATTGTTTTTCATCTGAATTACAATAAATATCTACATTGTAAGTCGTTAAACCTTGCGAATCTATTTGTGTTTTTCCTGAATAGTTGATTTGAGCCATTGAAACATTAATCATTACATCCTCACTTTTATCATAAGGTGTTTGACGTGATAAAAAGACTTCAATTTCATTATCTATACATTGTAACTTTTTTTGGTTCAAAAGTTCCAAAAGCAAAATAACTCCGATTTTGTTTTGAACAATTTCGAAGTTTTGTGCCGGTATGATATTTTCAATTATTGCTGTCATTTATAACTTAAAATCGCCTAAAATTAAAACGATTAATCCTAATGTTTCATCAGGAAAATTCTCTTTTACAACGTAGCTTTTTACCACTCCACTCGAATCAGGAACTTCTACTTTATGCTTTAAAAGTGTAATTTCACCTTTTGCATTTCGCACCGGATAACCATTGTCGACTAAGAATTTTTCATCAACTGTTACGTGTGCATTTTTTCCGTTTACCGGCAATCCATCAGTATCAAAATTAATGTGATGCTTTGTAGCAAATCCAGTTAGCGAAAGTGATTTATCACCGCTGGGAGTTGTCAAAACAATAGTTTCTTCAAAACCTCCTTTTTGTAGAAAATGCTTTGCATCCCTTTTCGCTAACTGTAATATACTACCTGACATCTTACTGATTTACTTCAATTGATTTGATGTGATTTTCAATCGCTTCAATGATAACTTCTTTTTTCTTAATCGGATCAATTTCTATTTCGTTATCCTTTGCGTATTGAATTATTTCCGCTTTTGTCATATCTGAAAAACCGTTTCCGCTTTTTTCTGAATCTTTTGCAGTTTCTTCAACTTCAAATTCTTCAATGAACCCGTCTTTAATCAATTCAGAAACATTATATTTCAATTGACTTTCAGCAACCACATCACCATATTTAGCAATAACATTATTTTTTAGTTGATGCTTAATGGTTTTGATTTTAAATTTTCTTTCACTCATGGTTTTTGGTTTTTAATTACGCAAAAACTTGCATAGTGTAGATTTTGTCCACAGTAAAAGGAATTACAAGCGGTGCAGAAGTTAATTCAACTGTACTTGACAACGTTTTTTCATCCGAATAAGCACGAATTAAATAATTCGCTTCAACAACTCCGGGAACTTTTACAGTTGTACCTCCAACAGTAGTTTCATTCAATACTGGCAAACCTCCAAATACTGTTTTACCTTGGAAGTCATCTGGCATCATGATAACTTTATTTTCATCCAAATAGTAAACAGTTTGACCGCTTGCATTAGTGTATTTTTCGTTATAAGTCCAAAGATTCACAACGAAATCACCAGCAGCGATTTGACCTTGCAAAGCAAAACCAGAAGCCTCTGAAAATTGTGGCATTGCAATATTAATTCGGTTTATATTTCTAAGGTCAGCAGAAGTTTTAACTTGCGTTGAGTTTAAGAAAGCATTCATAGCAGCAGAACGCATTACAACGTTAACCGTTGCTCCAGAACTATTTCCAACGTCTCTTAAGAATCTCATACCAGCAGTTAAATCGTCAATTGGAGTACATCCAGAAGCATTTGACCAATATTCACCAGCACCGTCTGAAACATTTTTCATAGATGCAGCTTTACGTCTGAAATCAATGTTATCACCGTTTACAAGTGTAACTATTCCTGTTTGTAAAACATCCGCTTGTTGTTTACGAATTGCTCTCTCGATTTTTGCACGATTTTTGGTTACGGCTTTCAATACGTTTTGAGCAATCAAACGGTTAATAGTTGCGTTACCAGTTACGTTTGCCATAGATACATTAGTCATGTAAATTGGGTCACGTTGTAAATCGTAATCCTCTTTGTAAAAAGGAGGCTGGTATTTTTGCTCAGTCGCTCTACTAAACTTGTTTTTGTTCCCCTCAGTAAAACGAACTACATCAACTGCAATTAAGTCAGAATCTCTCTGAACTTCTACATCAACTTCCAATGTCGGAGTTGTTTCTTCTGGAAACCATCCTGAAAAACCAGAACGTAACGGAATCATTTCCTCAAACTTCCCTACTACTGCACTTACAATAGCTTTGCTATGATTAATTAAAGAAATAGCCATGATTAATTATCAAATTTAGAGCCTTCAACAACGTTGTTTAAAACGAAGCCTAAAGCGGTTAATACATCTTTTAAAGCCTTTGAACCTACAATCGAATCCAAAGTAACACCGTTTGGTAAAATCAACAATGAAGCATCAATGTCACCAGAAATAGCATAATTTGCGTTCATGCTCGCTCCGTTTGCCATTTCGTTTTCGCCTTCGATTTTCAAAATACCGATAACATTTGCAAGTGTAGCACTTGTGGCTGGTGAAAAACCTTCATCTACTCCATCCGAACCGTTTACAATTGTAAAAGTAGGAGCTGTTCCAGTTCCGGTTGCTGATAAATTGGTTTTGTTTCCAACAGTAGAAGCTGTAAATACAACTGTATCTAAGCTCGCACCAGTAACAGCACCAGTTGAATAACCAGCCAAAGTACCAGTATAAGCACCAGTAGCAGTACCCGCTCCGGTTGTAGCACCAACAGCCAAATTAGCAAAAGCAGCAGCCAATTGAGCAGCAGTTGTAACACCAGTTGAAGTGTAGGTTAATCCAGCGATAATCATTGTTTGACCAGCGGTTAATCCAACAAATTTAGCAGTAGCAGTTTCAAAACTACCGGAGTTTCTAACTACTAAAAAGCCATCTTTAGCAGTAATTTTTTCACCCACGTTGTTGATAAAAATACCAGTTTGGTATCTGTTACCATACGTGAAAACATTTTCCAACGAGTAATCAACAGTAGATTGATTTCTGGTTGCGTTTCTTTGATTTGCGTATATACTCATTTTTACTAATTTTTAAAGTTTAAAAGCAAACGCTTGTTTTATCTCTTTTTCTTCCTCTGATTCCTCTTTTTCCTTTTCAACTTTACTTTCGTTTGTTGCTAATGGTTTAGATGAATCGTTTTGAAGTCCTTGTAATAAATTTTTGGAGTTCATTTTTACCAAAAATTTCTCTCTTTGTGATGCTGAAATAGTTGCACCACTTTCAATACCCTGAGAAACAGCCTCTGGGTCTGCACTTTGATAAACAAGCCAAGAGTTTACTCTTTCTCTTTCAGCTTGCACACCCTCTTGTAGAATTGAATTTACCAATTCTGGGTGATTTTGTTGTAATTCTTGTCTGTTCATTTTTTTTGAAGATTTAGAATTTTGATTAATAATAGTATTTGTACTCGAATAATTTTTTGAATCTGTCAAAACCATTTCTACAACTTCATCAAAAGAAGCAATTCCATCGATAAATTTACCAATGGAATTTTTTGCAAATTCTGTATGTCCGTTGTCAAAGTCAGTCCCTTTTAATTGTGGTCTGTTTTGCAAAATAGTATTAATAAAATTTTCGTTTACGGGGTCTAAAATTTCATTAATTATTAGACTGTAATCGTCATTGTTCAAAGCCTCCTCAAATGCTTTGTTTTTTTCAGTTGATTTAGTTGCATAAAGAACAATGTTTTTAACACCGTTTTTATCGGTTGTATTGGCTTTTTTACCCTCAAAAGCTATCATTGTACCAACCGAACCGATAACACTCATTCCATCCTCTGCAAAGATTTTGTTACCAGCAGAACCGATGCCGTATGCAGCACTTGCCATGTAACCACCTTTTTCAACTAAAGTATAAACTGGTTTTGTTTTTTTAACCTCGTTTATCGTATCTGACAACAATCCCACCGCATTTGAAGCACCACCACCAGAATCAACTCGCAAAACAAAACCTTTAATTCGGTTGTCATTTGACATTCTTAACATCATTCTGGAAATGTCTTTCGTTCCGTAACTTGAAGCACCTCCACCCTTTGTAATAACACCGTTTAAGTTGATAACTCCTATTCCATCAAAATCATTGTCGTTTCTTAACTCCCAAGTATCAGAAATTAAACGAGTTTCTTTTGATTTGATGTCATAACAGTAAACAGCATTGTATTTCGTTTCTGGAATCTCTAAAGCTACACCCGATTGAATGTTTTTTAAAATCGACATTAAACTTGGTAACGATTGAGAATCTACACACCAGCCATTTAAACCGTAAATCTCCCTTGCAAGTGAAAAATTCATATTATTTTATCATTATGGATAAAACAAAAAAGCCTTAACCGATACTTAAATCAGTTAAGGCTTTAGGTATTTTAGTCCAGATTTTAAAATCATTTTTTTTATAGTACCGTGCATCTTCACACGATTTTATGTTACAAATATATAGTTTTTTTAATTAAAAAAATATTTTCATAAAAAAACCACCTCAAAGAAGTGGTTTAGTTGGGTATTTGTGGTATTGGAAATAAACTTATCTTAGACAAACAAAGCGTAACAAATGCCACGCTCTGAATGTTCAAACAATAAAAACCATAAAACAATGAAAAAAAAGTTAAAAAATTATCACAATGGAAAAATGATAAATAACCTATTGCAATATTACGGTTTTTTTTGATTGATACTTAACTAACTAAACAAATTTTTTATGTAAGGTATTTTTTTTCGATTTTTCCAAACAATCCAAAGAAGTAAAAAAAGCAATATCCAAAGTGCATAAGGTAGTAAAACCCAAAACAATCCACCTTTAGCATCCAAGTTCAAATTTTCATTTTCCTGACTTTCCTTTTTTTCGGAATTAACCGTTGTTTCTGTTTTACTATTTTCCGTAAAATTAGCCGTTGAATCTGTTTTAGTTTCCTTTATTGAATTATCTGTTTCAGTTTCATCCGTAAACACTACTTTACCGTTAAATACTTTTGTTGTTTCTCCTTTTGAATCAACAACCTCAATAGGCTTTGTAGTATCAATAGGCTCAACTTTAATCGACTTTCTTTGTTTTACTTTTGCGTTGGCCGTTTTTGATGTTTTGAACTTTCTTACATCCTTTTTAACATCTTTTTTTTCTGTTTTACTTGAATCTACATTTTCGATAGTTTCTTTTTCAGATTTTTGAACGTCTTTTTTTACCGTTCTACAACCTGAAAACAAAGCCATAATCAAAGCTATGATAATTCCAAAAATTAGGTTTTTAAAGTGATATGATTTTTTCATTGTTAATTTATTTTAGTTAATTCAATTGTTCCTGTATTAATCGATGCAGCAGCAGCAGTACTCATTCCAATTGCAAGTATAAACGTTCCTGAGCCTGAAAAAGTAACCAATCCCTCAATAAGTCCTTGTGCTAATGTACCAGCAGATGCGGATGTAATTGATTGTCCATTTGTTATGCTTGAAACAATAATTTGATTTGTAGTTGGGAAAGAAGTTACTTTATTTGCGTTTGAATCCCATGCAGTACGTGTTATAGGTGCTGTACCTAACATGCCAAATTGTATACTTCCTGAGTTTGCAAAACCGCTCCCCGCAAATCTCACTTTAAATCTATAAGTCCCCGCAACTACATCGTGTGTTTGTCCCATTATCGACTGTAAAGCTGTTATTGGTGGAGATGATTGTAAAGGATAAGCTGCTGTTAAAATAAACGATTCTGTTTTATTTTCTTTACCTTCTAATGCCGTCTGCGTTGCATTGCTAATAGGCTTGTTTAAATCACTTGTATTGTTAACGTTGCCTAAACCTACTTGTGAAGCCGTTGTGTTATGTGGATTTGACGTGTTACTCAAATGTGATAATAATGCACTTCCATTTGTTTGAATCCAAGTATAAGCACTAATTACATTTGCCCCGTTTGTTGAAATCCATGCAACCGCACTATCATAAGCGGTTTTCAAAGTTGTGGTAAAAGCTTCTGTAATTGCATCTAAAATCGTTCTATTTGAGTGTGTAATCGCTGTTTTTTCAGGTGGAGTTACAAAAACCCTACTTAATGTTTCGGTTACATTGTCAGCACTAACATTACCAGACAGACCACCAGTTGGTGCTTTCAATTCAAGTTTACCAGTTGTCTCATTTACTATTGGAACATATCCATCTTTACCAGTATATGAACTATCCATAACATCAACTAATTCCAAAAAAGAAACATTATCCTTTATTGAAACAACCGTTGTTTGATACACAACCTCAACAACCGTATTATTTACCGTTTCCTGAATTATTATTTTCATTATCCTGAAATACTTTGAATTACTCTTATTTTCGCATTAAACAAAGTTTCTACGTCTTCATTTGCGTATGTGATTTGAAAGTCTGAAACGTAATCCGAAGGATCAACTGAAATGTTTTGTTTATTCAATTTCAATTGTCCATTTTCAGCATCTACAATCTCGATTGAATTATCGGAACTACTCCAAAAAAAAGAAACCGGATTATCATTTAATCCGATTTTTGCTTTACGAAATTCAAATAAAAAAGTACAATCCGTTATGTCAATTGGAGTGTCGTTATCATTTTTTAATGTGATAATTTTTTCTTTGAAAGTGTCACCGCT